AGCAACCGTACCTTCTCTACTAACACGTCTCATTCTTGGACAGTGTCCGGTTGGTGGGCTTACGTTTACAGAAAACAAAAGACTGTAACGTGGAACGCCAGGGCAGTGTCCGTAGATGAAGTAATTCACGATATCTACTCGGATTTGGGTTTCGACGTCAAGTCGATGCTTACTCTCCCGTGGAATCTCGTGCCTTACTCTTTCGTAGCCGATTGGGCCTTTAACATTAGCGACTTTATTGGCGCTCTTGCTAACGGTCTATCGGACGTCAAGAACCGAGGCACTTGCATCACGACCCGAACTGTCATGTCGGAAACTCGCGAGAGTACCGATATGATTAAGCTAGGGCCAACAACGCCTGTTCAAAAAGCGTTGCATGGTGCAAGAACCGATACGGTATGGGTATCACGCCGTAACGGGCTGATGACCCCGGGCATTGTGGTCAAATCCAATTTACTTGGAGGAGATCCCATTACTCGGGTAGCTGATGCTTTTGCCCTCGTCGGGCAGCAGCTTCTCAGCCGCTTCCGTTAGTGTGCACCGAAAGGTGTACCCTTACGTCAGCACAATAGCCCATCTTCGGATGGAATGTAACATCCTCTAACTTGGGATAATCCCATGGCACTTACTATTAACGCCAAGACCTACAATGCTGACAGCTATGCCACTAACACGGTCGGCTATATCGGATCGGCTAAAACCGTTTCCGTTAAAGACGACGTGCGCCTGGCTCGCACGGCCCCGAAGGCCACTGCGACTTTCAGCGGAGTTGGTCGTACGCAAGCGAAGATGACTCGTACGCTGACGTTGACGGGCGCTCTCACCCCCACTGGGGATGCGATTTGCTCGATCGACATCAGTGTTCCTGTCGGCTACGCCTCTGCTGACGTTGATACCCTGCTGAACGACATGGGTGCATTTCTTGCCAGTGCGTCATTCAAGACGCATGTCAAGGCTCAACAGATCTCGTATTAATGAGAGACGTTGTTGATGCACTGCGAGTCTTGGTGATGGTAATAGGCGTTGTTATTTCGCTTACTACTACCACCGTACTTGCTTACCATTTCGTAAGTAGGTTTATTAACGGAGCCGAGTATGAAGCCGGTTACAGGACGCGAGATCGCGAAGTTCGAGCGCTCCCTCAGGATAATCAAGGACGAGAAGTACCTTGAGGTTCTTGAGATTGCACTCTCCCAGCACGCCAGGCTTAGTGGGGATGAAGAAGGTCTTAACTTCTTGCGAAGAAAAGACTTCCAGTCCCTACTAGGTTGGGCGGATTCGTTAGTGGCCGTTGTACATGCCACCGCGGATTTGCATTTCGCGGCGAATCAAGTTGCATCGTTAATCAGGAAGTACCCTTGGAATCCGTCGGATGTAAAGACGGACCCAGAGTCAACTGCCAAACGTACATTCCGAGCATCCGAACATCGATGCAAACGAATGAACCAATGGTTTAGACTTCGTCGTGTCAGGCCTCGGCTTGATACAACTGGGGTACAACTTGAGCGTATGCGGAGTTGGATACGGTACGTCCTTAATGACGCGCCGAATCTTCCCTCGATATACGATCAATGCGACTTCACGGGAGGGGCAGCTATATGTGTTCACGGAGATGCAACCAACTTAAGCCGAAAACTTACGGCCGAACGTTGGACCGTGACTCCTTCAGCGCTGCCATACTTCGCTGCCGCACTGTGCAATAACTTCTACTACGCTACGAGAGTAGCGCGGCGGAATGCTATTGTACAGTCGCTGCATGTCTCCGAAGAGGACATGGAAGCAAGCGTACAGCGAGTTAGTGCAAATAAAGTCGCATTTGTACCTAAGACTGCGAAGACTTATCGGTCTATCGCAGTCGAGCCGTTAGGCAATGGTTTCCTCCAGAAAGGTGTAGATCTCTTCATGCGTAACCGCCTGAAGAAGGTCGGACTGGACTTGAGTGACCAGAGCCGAAATCAGGAACTAGCCCGTCAAGGGTCAGTTCTTGATTCTGAGGAGTCGTTCTGCACCATAGACCTCACGAGTGCTAGTGATAGCATAAGTGTGGAATTAGTGCGCGAATTACTCCCTCCTGATTGGTTCAATTTCTTGAATCGTATCAGGAGCCCTTCGTACATGCTTGACGGAGTAGAATATCGCTCCGAGAAGTTTTGTACGATGGGTAACGGCTTTTGCTTTCCACTTGAGACTTTGATCTTCGCCGCCGCATGCCACGGAGTTAATGCCGGAACATGCGGTCAGGATTTCATTGTCTATGGCGATGATATCATTGTCCGCCGTAAGGCGTTCAGTGACGTCATTCGTTTACTCTCTAAAATAGGTTTCAAGACCAACCGTAAGAAAACGTTTGGTCAAGGTCCCTTTAGAGAGTCCTGTGGTAGCAACTGGTACTATGGTGAGGACGTAACTCCCTTCACACTTGACTTTGGAC